CTGCTCCAGTGGTTCTAATCTTGGGGCTAGGTTATTGCACTTATGATGCTGGCTCGGACCATGGTAAGGCTGTGGTTCAGAAGCAATGGGATGAGCAGAAGGAGACGATGCCAAACAGAGCTTTATCAATGTCACCATTGCAGCTAGGATCGAGGAAGAAGTTCTTAGGATTCAGGATTTGAGCAGTAGGTTGGTTACGGAGAACCTTCTCTACCTTAACCGTGGTAGACCCCATCTCCTGAACAACAGTAGCCTGACCATTCTCATTGAAATAGTCGACAGCAGCCTTCAGCTTGGGATCAAGCCCCCCATAACCTTGAGGGTCTTCATCCTTCATAGTGATAGCTGCACTTAGGTCTTCAGCAGCTTGTCCATCCTCAATAGGGAAGTAGGCATAGTTAGGTACTTCCTGATCCACCCAAATGGATTCACGAACCCAACCAACTTGAACAATACCAGTACCTTCATCCACCACAGAACGAACGAAGTCGTCCACAAACTTCACTCGATTGAGTTTAGTTCGGAACTGCCAGTTGATGACAAGCTCATTCTGTTTGGCAGAGTCTGCATCTTCAAACGTCACAGGATTGACGTTGAAGAGTTTCTTCGAAGAGAGGAAAGGTTCGGACAGAGCAGCATAACGCCATTCTGCCTGTCGCCTAATCAGCTTAGGCTGAACACTAGAACGACCTTTAACCCTTTTAGGACGAGCAGAACCTTTGACCTGAAGCAGATCATTCCACCGATCAACTCGGATCATATGTGCCTGTTGAGAAGGCTTTGCCGTATCAAAGTCATTCTTCAGATTAAGACAATCTGGTTCATTCTTCCAATTCGTCAGCTTAGGGCCTCTGACAGAACTAGGACGAAACTGTTCACTTTCCATCATCAATCTCAATCAGCTTTCGGTCACTCTCGATCTGTGCAGCCAACTGCTTCAGTTGTCCATCACGGAGTTCAATGAGGAGTCCGCCCTCTTGGAGAAGTCCGACACTTTCTGCAAGTAGTCCGTCGAGTTCGGCTGCATGGCTTGCAAGACGTTCTCGCTCAATGGCTGAGCCTTCGGCCTGAGATCGATACAAGCTTTCTCGCTTGGAACTGTCTGACACCCGCTTGTCAGCAGCAATCCTGACATTAGCAAGATCAGTGGCATTCTTGACTTTGAGGTCAGCAAGCTCATTAGAAATCTCCATATCCTTAGCATTATGTGCAGTCTCTTTGGCTGCATTTTCTTTTTTGACAGCAGCTACAAGTTTAGCATCAGCCTCCTTCTGCTCATCCCATTGCTTCTGAACCACAGCCTTACCATGGTCCGAGCCAGCATCATAAGTGCAATAACCTAGCCCCAAGATTAGAACCACTGGAGCAGCATACTTAAAGATTGTCAGATACGGTACCATTAGGTTGTTTCCTTTCTTTGAGGGCTACAGAACCAGCAATAGAAGCAATGGCTACACCAAGCCCACCGGGAAATGCGAGACAGTAGGCAGTTACATCAAAATGCCCATTCTTCTGGAAATCCAGTGCCATAAAGATATGGGTAGCAACGATATAAACGCCCGTACCGAAAGACCCTAGAACCCTAGAGATTTCGAACTCACCATCGATAGTCTTTAGGATTCTAAGGACACTCATTTCTTTAGAGCCTCTGCAAATTGAGCAGTAAGGTCAACACGCTTACCGTTACGGATAGATGGGGTATAGGATGGTTTATTGACCGGGTAGACTGGAACCAGAAGAGAGGGCCAGACACCTCGGAAGAACAGGTCAGCTTCTCGATTACGGCGAGACTGAAGTACACCACCATTAAGGTAGTGAGTCTTCAGAAACTGCTCTGCATTCCTAATCTCACCACGATTGAACATCTTTACCCAATCAGTGGTAAGAATCCTGCCCGTATTCCAATGGAAGGATAGGGCAGCAGCAAGCTGAGATTCAGTCAGTTCTCTGGGTCCAAAAGCCTTCACCACATCGGGGAGGTACTTGTTCCTCATGAGCCAGACAGAAACATCACAACACTTCTGCAAAGGTTGAGGGTTATCCTTATATCGACCAACTTTATGGCCAGAGGCATCAGTCACACCAAGTGCCCAAGTGGCAACCTTCTCAGTGTCATAATACATTTCCTGAACCATACCCTCCTCAGAGGCTACATAGGCTACAGCTTTAGCAGTCAGACTCATCACTTAGCTCCTGCGATGAAGTGAATAATAGTTTCACGGCTCGACCAGATGAAGGTGATTACTGCACCTGCAGCCAGCCAAATATATTTCCCAAGCTTACCTGCACCGACAACTCGATGCTTAATGGTAATGAACTCCTCAATCGTAGGGGCTTGGCCAGCAAGCTTAGTCTCTACGGTCTGAACCTTACCACTCATCTCGGTAACGGTCTTGTTCAAGGATTCCATCATTTCATACTGAGACTTTCGAGAAGTACGGGCTTCTCTTGCATCGTCCAGCATGAACTCAAACTTGGCTTCAAGACGAGCAAGACGCTCTTCGATAGTACCACTCATGTCAGACCCTTAGGCTCTCAAAACAAAAGGGAACCCAACTATCATGTTGGATTCCCTCAGTTAAATCACATTTCCTGACTGAGCCAGATGGGATCACTGAAAGAATGAACCCACGATTACCACACAGTCTTCTATGAGACAATCAAACTGACTGAGTGACCTCATCAAATGTCACAGCAAAGTACCTCTTTAGGAAACAGAAGGTTTCAGGACTTGGATCAAAAGCTCACCAACATCTAGATCAATGACAGAACCAGTTGGGTTGGTTGCTACGACCGTCACAGTGTTAGCGGCCGATACGTAGCTATTCTTGAAGTGCATACGGGTATTGTTAGCAGTATGGGTAACAGACACGATATCACCCACAGCAGCACCACCAATGGTATACGTGGTTCCATAAACAGTCTCGGTGTTTGCTGCCAAGCTTGGAGGATTGAAAGAAGCATTAACCCGATACCAAGCATCATTATCCACCTTAGCGAAGTAAGACGGATTAGTGATTAGGTTGTATCCAGTTGCTGCCTTGACATTCCTCAGCTTGAGGTTGCCCATAGCCCCACTGACAGCATAACCCGTTACGACCGTGGCAGAGGTAACAGTTCCCCCACGAACATCAGCAGCTGCTACATCATAAATCTCAGTGTTACCGGTTCTGGCAGCAGTAGAGATAATGCTACTCGGGGCATCCAGAGCAAAGTGACTACCCCGAACATCACGAATAGTGACGTGTGCCGTATTAGGCAGCGTAGTCACAGACGTAGGAGCATTAAGGTAAATACGACTGGAGCAACGATTGCGACCTTCGTAATAGTGGCCTGTAATCTGAGCACTAGTAGAGAAATCTACCGACTGCTCATACTGATACTGCGTGTTAATAAACCGCAGGTTTTCAGCGTAGTAACGGCCAAAACGATTACCCAGACAATCGATACCAATAAGCTGACGACCAATACGACGCATCTGGTAATTACCACTGACTGGTAGGAGAGAGTAAATATCTCCCACAACCAAGTTAGAGGCGGGAACTTGTACACCCGAAGACGTCAGAACACTACGAACTGTGCCATCAACATTGATCGAGACGTCACCAACATTGGTTTCTGGGAAGACACAGAATAGGCTGTCCGCGTAGTCCTTGGGATACGGATGTGGGAATACATACGCATCTGCATTGGCAGGCAATTCCAGAACATATCGAGCGTACACGTCTTCCTTGCCCGAACCATAGAGAAGAACGAAGCAGCCGTTGGTAGCATCGTAATAGAACGATCTGGGGTAATTATTCGAAATTTGTCCAGAAAGGTTGACCAGAGAACCGGACACCATCCGTTTCACCGGGTAGGACACGTTATTCATAACAAAGTTCAACGCTCCCGATGGGGGAGTCGTCTTAAACGCAGCCTGATAGATGGCCCCATCAACCGGAGTGGTAATGATATTGCCAGACGCATCGGTAATATCGAAAGCCACATTGGAGCCAGTCACCGTCAGGAGGTCGGTCTGTTCTGCAAGAGCCTGTGCACGGCAAGTCCAACGATCATTAGTCTCATTATACTTGCAACGATACACAGCACCCGGACGGATTTGTCCGAGTTCCGGAGCAGAGTTATCCGACTCAACGACAATGGTTTTACCGTTGAGGGTAGGAGTAGTCGTGGTGTTGATGGTATGGAAAACAACCCAGATAATGCTGTTACGGTTTAGGAGCGAATCCATCCACCGAGAGGTAACGGTATAAGCAGCACCGTCACCAGTGGTCAGACCCACAGGATTCCACAACCATTCCGACTCACTGTCGGTGATTTCAAGATTATCACCATCAACACGACCCCATGCACCCATCCAATGGGACAAGCGGGTACGAGTGCGGATACGGGTAGCCTTGGTATTGGAAGACTTAATAGCCCAACTACCCTGACCTGCACCACCAGCATTGACGATATCAATGTCTTCCCACAATACGCGATTACCCACACTGTAGATGGGTTCTACGTTCGAGCTAGCACCGGTGAGATCGTAAACGTCCGTAATATAGACGTTCTTGACATAGACATTGTTGCCGAAGGTCTGGAGACCATTCTGCTGCCCATTACCGGTAACACCCTCAATCCGGCCATTCGTGATCCAGATAAAGGCATTATTCATCACGTCGTGAGGGAATGCCCCGATACGAAGACCTTGGAAGTTCTTGTTCTTAATATAGAAATTAGAGACACGAGCCTGCCGGTAGTTAGCCGTCTGCCAACGCAGACCCTGACCACGACCAAAACCATTCAGCTTTTCAGACACGTTGCTCCACTGATCAACGATGATATCTCGAACCGAGACATACTCGTTGGTGCAGTAGAGAAGCGAGTAGCATTCCGTCTGATTGCACTGGTAGACTTCGAGGTTCTGCTCAGAGAGGTCGATATTGGTTCCATAGTAGAACAGGTCTTGCCACTGGTGGAAATCGACACCAGACAGATAAAGTCCAGCCTGCATGTTTGCAAACCGGGCAATAGTAGCAGGACCAACAATCTTAGCCCGATTACCAACGAGACGCAGGGTACCCGTAATGGTAGGTGCCGTCCAAGTAGTGCAGTAAATGGTATTCGAACCAAGATACAGCGTCTTACCTGCAACAGCAGCAGTTACCATAGCAGCGGCAAGGGCAGGCCCCATGTTAAACGCAGGGTTACCCGGCTCGAATGCAAGGAGCTTATCAACCGCAATAGTCGTAGAATCAGTATAGGCACTCAGACCTTCAAGAGATTCAATAGTCTCAACAAGGGATTCGATAGCCTCGAACTGGCCTTCGATATCATTGAAACGACCATTAAGACGTTCATACAGAACATCTTCAAGTCGCTTGTTCATTTGAACCAGAGTCATACTTTAAACCTTCTTAGCTGGACGCACGATAACGGCGAATACGAATAGTACCGGAACCTAGATCAACAGCAGTCCTAGCAGTTCCTGACTCATTAGTAGCAGGGTTGAAGAACGTCACTGATACAATATCAGCAGCACTGACATGAGCAGACATGATCAAGCCCTGAAGATCCAGAGAGAAAGACGGAATAAGCGTTTCCCCCAGCAAGGCATTGTTGACTGTCATAGTCGTAGTGACGGAACCACCCGGTGGAATACTAGGTGGATTGTAAGTAGCCGTTGCAGTTTGAGCACCACCGGGTGCCAACATCGTAGGCATACCAGAAGTAGTAACGTACACGTTATCCTTCTGCAGGATGTTAGTAGCTCCACCCGGAGTCGAAATAGTCGTCCCACTAGTGCTAGACCGGTAGAGACGGTTATTCTCAACAACACCAAACAGATCAGTAGCAGTTGCTACATACAAAGAAAGTGGTGCACTGTTAGACGATGCAGCCGTATTATCGATATCATTATCGTAAATACGACAATGCGGAAGCGAGTCCAAGAAGACAGCATTACCTGACTTCGTATAGACTTTATTCCCATGGAACTGCATGCCACGAGCACCTGCCGTTTGGCGAACCAAACGGACATAAGAGCTATTCCCGGTTGCTGTACGAAGATCGAACAAGTTGTCAAAAATGTCACAATCAATTGTAGAAGCAAAATAGCAGTCGAGGGGATTACCGCCGAATACCTTATTACGGGCAAAGATCAGTCCTGTCATCAAGCGGCTATTAGCTACCTGAATAGGACGACTACCTGCCGAATCACGAATAATGTTATCAATAAATGAACTGTAGTCAGGACCAATGACCTCAATGGATGGACCACGGCTCTCACGGAAATCATTATTCTCGACAAGGATATTCATACCCTTACCAGACAGAGAGAGGGACATACCAGTGCCCGATCCATTCATACCGCACTGATAGAACTCATTGTCCGTGATCTTAATATTACGATAGCGGTAAGCAAATACATCGTCGTTATGGTTCTGGAACTCAATACCCATACGCCCAATCTGGTAAAACAGATTGTTAGCGATGGTCACATTGTTCCAACCACTTGCTGCATTATCCAGCACAGCCTTGATGCCATTGATGGACTTGGAGGTATTGGTCGTGAACTTATTGTTCGTGATCGTCAGACGTTCAACATCTTCATGCAACGAACCAATACAGCCATCGACAACACCACCAGGAATATTCTCTGCATGGAGCCAGACACTATCGATCTTCATGTCGTTGTTGCCATCAACATAGATGACACAACGAGGCGATCCCGTAGGATTACCACCCCCGGTGATCTTCGATACATCACGACCGACACCCTGAATAGTAGCACCAGTACGACGCATATAAATAGGAGCAGTAGTTAGGTACGTAGCAGCAGAAAGCTGTACACGAACACCAAGATCGAGAGCAAGCTGCAGAGCAACGGTATCATTGCTTACACCATCTCCCTTGGCTCCAAACCATTCAGGCCGGACGAACTGATCATCCCCAAGGATACGTACCCATGCACCTACCGACGGGGAAATCCCATCAGCAGCCAAGTACATGCCTCCTGCAGTATCAGCAGTGACCAAAGTAGAATAGTCACCAGTCCTCCACGCCCAAGTACCAACTTTCCCTTCTTCATAAAGGAAAGCAGTTTTATAACGGGAGGTAACTACTGCTTTAACACGGGCTAGACTTTCAGCCTGATATGCCACACCAGAAAGTAGGTCTACACCCTTACCCAGATCAGTCGATGCTAGATCATCTGCCGTGACAATATCTTCGAGCTTTTCGTTAAGTTCCTCAGCAATACCTTCTACAGTATCAACAGCAGTAGCCGCGCTTGTTGCATAACCAGCAGCTTGATCACGATAGCCTTTCGCCTCAAGAACAGAAGCACCACCGATAGCAACGGTGATAAGCTCAGCAGTCTTAACACCAACACCATCCTGAACCACACCCCAATAGGCACGGCTCTCGGCATCGATTACGAAGTAAGCATTACCTTCAGCTTCATTGGCTGCACCCTCAGCGAGAGAGGTATAATAAAAACCAGAGGCAGTCGTGCTCAGAAGATATGCATAATCTTCTGCCTGATCACGAGCCTGCATTGCCCTATTAGCATCGAGGGTAACATCATCCATTAATGCCAGAATCTGACTTTGAATGGGGATAATGCTATCACGAGCAGCAATCACCACATCACGAGCAGCAGTTACAGTCACTACGGCGTTATTGATGATACCAATATTAGTAGCAGCAATACGGATATCATCCATATTTTCAGCTACAAACTTCACAATCTGATAAGGGTTGTAGCCAATCAGCTTGCTTACAAGCAAGCTGGTAGCAGCCGGATCAGCAACGCTCTGACGAGACATATTACACAAAACCTCGCTGGTGGAACTTGGACATAGAACCAGAAACACCAGTGTTCAGCGTGTCGCCGAGTTGGGCATCGGTACAATAAGACTCAAAGGTCTGTAGCAGCAACTGAGACTTTCCGATAGCCTCTTGCGTGCCAATACTCTCAAACAACTTGGAAGCTGCATAAGCCCTTAGTGCTGGACCCATAGTACGAGGAAGCTCGAACTCATAAGTGTCAGCAGCATCTGTAGGAATTACATCAGGCAGGCTCTGATATGAAACAGAGACAAGCTGATTCTCAACTTCCCAAGGAATAACCAGAGTATCTGGGTGTGGGGTAGTCAGGGTATCAGTACGAGTCACATCATTGAGAGGAAGCCTATAACCATCCGGTCCCCATGCATAAAGGATACGAACAATATCACCTGTATAAGGTGCATCCACATCATCCAGAATAAAATGAGGCCCATCTGGGTAGGAATCTCTCTGGCTCCAAGAATATTTCTTGAGCATCTTGTACTCAGTCAAACCTTCCTGAATCTCGATCAGCAAACTCTTCTCCCGGAAATTATACCGAGAGTAGAGAGTCTCAAGAGCCTGATTAATAGCATAGATAACTTCAGGTCGAGCCGTATCCTGAAGAGAACCAGACTCAACAAGGGCCAAGTTTTTCAGTTCCAGCCTCGCCATCTGGTTCAGAATATCACCGAGAAGCATAGCACCTCACACAACATAATTAGAAAGAGAACCACCAGAATCATCGGTGATTGCATCCTCCCATATATCCATTTCTTCCTGAGTAACAGGATTACCTGCAGCAGGCTTCCAAGCCTTGATATACTGCAGCATGGAGATGGTGTCGATACAGTCGTCCTTACCCTTGATACCGGAGACAGTAACAAGCCTAAGCTGCCCAATGAACTTCCCCATGATCGGGGAAGTTTTCATTTCCTCAGGCCAATAGACCTTACCCATCTTGAACCAAGGTAGGACAACCTGAAAGCGAGACAGCTTATCAATCTGAGGACGAATGCCCGGAGAGTTGCCTGCCTTGGAAGAGCTAGCAAAGTTGAACCAGACGTTACGATTAAGCATCTCATTTTGGAGCCAAGGGATGAAACCTCCTTGCTGACCGGTGACTTCGATACCAACCTCAAGTGGCTTATAGAACTGCACGAACCTGAACAGATCATCGACTGTCTTGTCCATGGTCTGCCGTTCACAGATACCATCAACCCAGAACCAATCACCATTAGAGCCATATGCCCAGACAGAGATCACACTGAAGTCAGCAGTCTGCTTAGACGAAGTGGCAAAGTCGGTTGTGATATAGAAGTTAAAGTTCTGACGATTCTGAAGGATCGGCATACGAGGGAAGTACTTGATCTCAGCATCCTGAACCAGACGTTCCTCCTCCGAGGTGATACGCAGCATAAGCTCCTGCATGAATGCAGCAAGCTTACCCGTACCAACAGCTAGTTCGTACTGAGCCTTCACATAGTCATAAGAGAATCGATCTTCCCATGCACCTTTGAACTCATCTCGTTCACAAGGGAATCGTTCACAGACAGGCCATACGTTGACAACCCACTGGCCGGACTCAACTGCCTCAATAAGAATGTCTTCCTTATTAAAGGGAGTACCGTTGAAGATGACCTTACGCCGAGTCGGGTCAAGAGCGTGGTTCACACCCTTATAGACCGTATCCTTAATGGCCATCATAGAGGCTTGAGACTTGGAGTCATCATCCGACACAAGGTCATCAAGCACGCAGAGCACAGGACGCTTACCGAAAATCTTCGTACCACGAAGACCGGTCTGTGCACCAAACATCTTCAGGCCAAACCTATGACCCGCGATGTTCTCGAACTCAATATATGCATCAGTGAAGGTAGCCTTGGGCAACCACTTCTGAAGGAATGGTGAGTTCTGATAACGGAACTCCATATTTCTACGAAGAGATTTAACACCGTTGTCCATAGAGTCGGACACATAGATGGCACCACTCACATCACCCAGACCGGGTAATTCACCCATAAAGGCAACGAATGGAAAGAAGTATTCTGCAAAGAGAGTTGTCTTAGCAGCACCACGGAAGCAGAGGTTAGCAATATACTCCGCATCAATGATGACCTTATCAAGCATGGCCAAATGCATAGGGGGAGTCTTATGAGACTCCCCTTCCGATCCATTGACCATCTTAATGAAGTTCATGAACTGAATGGCAAAGGCACTCGGTTTGAAATCAAGCGAGTTCAGGTACTCATAGTCAACCTGATCCAACCATTCATCTAGTTCCTGTTTAATCAGGGACGTCATCGTACTCGGCCTCAATAAGCTTCATGCCTGCCACCTCTTGGGCAGTCATTCCCTGTTCAATAGCATTAAGAGTTTGTTGTGCCAACTTAGCCATCATGTCCTTCATGGAATTAAGTTCCACGTTGTTCTGATTACCAATATTCACATTAAGGGTATTGTTCACAGACTCCTTCGGCTTAGTCAGATGAGTCAGTACAGAGTTAGCTGCATCAGACCTGACCTTTTCAGACTGAGCATTCATCATGAGATCAGACTGAACAGCAAGAGCCTTATAATACACATCCGAGTGCGTGACCCAGACAGGCATAAGAGATCGCTCCATAATCAAGCTCACGAGCTTGGTCTTATGGTATGCACTCACGTAAGCGGAGATATCCTTGCTACTGGTTCCTTTAGCAACCAGATCAGCATGACGTTGAGGGAATGTCAGAGCATACGACTCTAGGTTAGACCTGCCCATGAGCTTATGTGTCACATACGTACAGGCAGATGCGTATTGCTCAGCAGACCACTTACCTTCCATCAGCACAGTGCTGTAAGTCAGGAAGTTCTCACGCACATGTTCCGCGAGGACGGGATCAGATAGTGCTGCGTTAAGATCATCAACGAAGTCTTGGGTAGCACTGGTTCGGAGATTGGCTGGCAGTGCAGTCTCAACATCCTTCTTGGTAAAGACAGTCATGATCTTTTCTTTTTAAAAAGTGTTTTTGGTTTACCGCTTCGAACCTATCGCATTTGGTCGGGGGCTTCGCTTACGCTCACCCCCTCCCATGCTTCGGTTCTCAGCTAGAGGATATGTCAGCCAATAACCCGAGCAGTCAGCACACCATGGAGTGCCTGCATCAGATCAAGCTGTTGCTTCATCAGATCACGTTGGCTCTGTTCCATAGCCTTGAAGATTGGATTATCCATAAAGGCGAGAAGCTTCTCTACCCGTGCCTTATTCTGAGCAATCTCTTCCTCAAGACGATCTTCCCACGTAGGACCACCAATCGATCCTTCACCAAACAGATCAATCTGTTTGAACTTGGATTCGAATACCTCAGCAGGCATCCACGTATTGTGTCCATCACGACGAATGATAAAGCCTTCATCAAGAGGGTCTTCATCATCAGGCAGTGTCCAACCACGATACTCATTATAAGCACCACGAGTCATAGGATGTGCCCACACTGCTTCCTGTGTGACATAGCTCTTATATCCCGGAGCAGGACAATCAAGCTCATCGATCAGGTTTTGGACCAGCTTAACATTGGTCTTAAGCTCAAAGCCTAGAAGCCCCCACACCTTGTTGGTGGCATTCTCAAGAGCAAGCCTTTCACCCACACCCTTCTTCCAGTTACCCGGGACAGCACAAGCACTCTCACCCGTAATACTGTATCCATTAGTCAGGATCATATGACACAGGGTCAGCAGATCACGATGCTCAAAGCTATACTCCTTGATATGCTGCTGAACATCAACGTAGGTAACCCGAGGGTACTGGCTACGAAGGATCAATTCTTCTTCAGTTACCTTAGTCATATCAAACTTCCTTCACCTTAGCTGATGCCCTAACACCCAGAGGAGTCAGCTTAATCTTAATGTCGAACTCATCGGTAACAGCAATATTACCTGCAATCTGTTCAGCCCTGATCTTTTTAAACAACTGCTCGAAAGATTCCTCCACACAATGTTGGATGAGGTCTTCATTAACCTCATTCTCACCGAACTCGGTATCATAAATGAAGTTGGTCAGCTTCTTGTTAGAGGAATCAAGCTCACCAGCCAGAACATAATTGCTGAACCTAGCAGCTAGCTTAAGAGCATCCTCAGGATCATCATGATAGCATCCTGCTTCCTGAAGGCACTCCATCCTCACAGTGATTTCATCAGTATCAGTCATTGATCTTCTCCATCCACATCTGAGCTTCCTGTAGCTTAGTCTGAACCAGAGACCTCTCTCGACTAGGCTCAAGATTATTCACTGTCTTCAAGGCATGGGTGATATCGAAAATTGCCTTCTCTTTAAGGGTGGCCGATCTCACATTAAGTTCCATTGTCATCTCCATCTTGAAGATCACCTATTTAGGCTATATATAGTCCCCTGACAAGACGGGTAACCAACCCCTGATAAATAGGCAGCTTAGCTGAAAACCCCTTTAAATATATAGAGGTAGGTAACGGGGGAGTGTGTCTGAGATTCGAGTAAACTCTCACTCAGAAAAAACTTCTTGGCTCCGCAATTACAATTATCTATATCTATCTCTGCCAGCAGGGTTTCGTCATTTCCCCACTGGTGCTTAGGTCTTATGGGCCATGCAACCTCAGCAGGTAGTAGGGTGAATAACTCCTGCAGTTAGAGGTATCTATCTCCTCTCCGGTATACCGGGGGCTGCTCAGCAGCTTGATACTGATCTAACACTGCCCTAGGGTTGAGCGAGTGATGCCGCTCCCCTAGGGTTTTTATTTTTGCGAGGATAGGTAAATGGAACAGCTAATAGTCCTAGCCATCATGATCCTGCTAGCAGCCTTCGCATACTGGATGACTTGGTATGTGGCTGCAGCAATCATAGCCATCCTAATCTTCATGGCCATATTCTACCGTGATGATGGTTGTGACTATTAGGAACCAGAGAGAAGAGTACCGACCTGTGTAGGGAGTCTTTATGGCTCCCTTATTTTTTATATATTTACAGACCACGTACATAGGTTCGGTATTAGGAAACTTTTCAAATATTTTTATTGGTATGTGCTGGGGTAGATCAGGTTTTCAATAATTTTCATATCTACGTCTGATGGTAGGGTATGCCCATCACTGGGCACCCCAATACTTGAATACCCCCCGGTAGTCTGGTTCCATATGACTATGGGGTACCCCCATTGAATACAGGGATACAGCACTCCGTGCTTATTGGTGTCCACATAGTGTGGGCTTATCTATTCATAGGTGTGCTTATGTCCAATGCTCGTAATGCTGTCGGTGCTGTCCTTGGCACCGTATCCGAAACCGCAGCTACTGTGACCAATGTGGTCCAGACTCTCTCTGCTGCTGTGTCTATGGGTAACTCATTCGTTGCCTCTGCTGCGGTTTCGGATACGGTGCCAAGGACAGCACCGACAGCATTACGAG